TCTTTTGCTGAACCGTTTTTAAAAGTCATTTCTTTAGTTTTTGTGTTATTGATATTATAGTATATCCAATAGCAAGTAAAAGACTTATAGCTTGTAGAACAGGATTTATAGCACTAACTGAAAATGCTAAAGCAACTGCATTTAAACCATAAATCTTTATATCTTCCATTATGCTATTGCTAAATAGATGTAATCTACATTAAGTGTATTAAATCCATAAGAACTTGCGCCGATTTTAGGTTGGAATCCTTTTGTTGCTCCAGTTAAAAAATCTAAATCATAATTTGAAATAGATTGCTCTGCAATATTTAAATCTGCATACAATCTTTTATTTCTTGGGTTTGATGTACTTCTTACGTTATCATATATAATCCAATTTCCACCACCATTATCAGTTGTAGTTGCTTTAATCATTACGAATCGAGGAGTAAATCCAGTATCTACAACAGTTCCTGTATTATTTCCGTTCCCTGTATAAGACCCTATTTTCTGATACGCTGTTGAATGGAAGCAGTAGGCGATATAAGATTGACCGCTAACAGAAACACCATTACCAACAGAAAAAACAGATGATGTTGGTGCTGTATTATTCCAAAAAGCATTACTTGTTTCTTCCCCATTAATTCCAAATCTTATCGCTCTATCTGATTGATTTGTTAAACCTACACAATTTATAAACCAAGAGTCAGAAAAACTTGTTGCTTTTAAAATTATTAAATCAGGTTTGTTTATTCCGTGACCAACAGTAATTGTTGATGCATTTGATGTGAATTTCACAATACTAAATCCTGCTGCTGTATTTGCACTTACTTGACTTGTAATGCTTCCATCTGTATTATTTACTGCTGAACCTCCTGCTTTCCAACACCAAGCAACGTAACTTCCTCCATTACTTGTGTCGTTTGTGTAATTGTTAGATGGATTATTGTTTGTTCCTACATTAACAGTAAATCCGTTAGTATCAAAAGAAGAAACATTCCCATTTGCACCTGCAGAAACTCCACTTTCAGATAAAGCAAGATTAGATATTAAACCGTGATTTCCAGCTTCTCTAACAGAATCAAATAAAATATTTTGTTGCGTATCTACCCTACTTTTTGCCCAAACAAAGTCAGGCTGAAAACCAACCCCTGTAATAGCTTGTGTTCCACCATTTGCTGTATAAGTAACAGTATTGAAGTAATCAGTACCTACAATTCCTCCTGCTCCACCTTGAGAAAGCATTTTCTTTTTTCCTAAACTCATTATATATAACTTGGAAGTTGATAATCTACAATAGAACTTTTTGTTGAAAGTGCATTTATTTCTGCTTCTTTACTCGCACATTCAGTTCTTAAAGATGCTCTTGCATCTATAATGTCTTGTGGTGCTGCTATACCTTCTTGCGCTCTTACTATATACCAATCAGTTTTACCTAACTTACTTCCATAAATACTTTTTAGGTTTTCTATTTTTTGTGTTTTAAGTTCAGCTACTGTTTGGCTATAAGTCCTATTTTTAACAGGATAAGTAAATACTTTATTTTTTGAATCCCATTCTATAGAGCCTAATTCTTGGCTTTGTTTAGTTGAAGGTGTTACTACATCGTAAAAACCAAGTTCTTCTAAACTTGAATCATTTAAATATTGTACACCTAAAATATTGCCCCAAGTTTTAGGAATTGAATTATAGGTTTTAATTGTACCGTCTATATTTATTGCTTTCATATCTTATTTTTTAGCTTGGTGTTGAATCACTTACATAGGTTAATACTGAGTAATTAAAAATTGGGTTTGCTGAATCGTCAATACATTCTACCATTAAAGCGTTAGTTTTAGAGCCATCATAGTCTTTTTCGCCTAACTTGTTAAAAGTTCCATTTGTTGCTATAAGTGTTATTGTATAACCACCTGTTAAATTATGGAAAGTTATTACTTGACCTACTTTAAAAGCTGAAAAAGTAAATGACTTAGCACCTGTACAAGCTGACTGTAATTTAAAAACAGTTGATGTTGACCAATCAACATTAGTATTACCTGAAGTTGCTGTTATTGTTGTTGTGCCTGTATATCTTGGTTCTAACTTATCGTGAGTAACATTGTCATCTACAATACTTGCGGTAACTACCGCACTACTAGCCAGTTGGTCAGCTCCTACCGCATCGTCTGCTATCATAGCTTGTTCTACAGCATCGTTTGCTATTGTTACTGCTCCTGAAGATACGCTTACGTCTCCTGTTATAGATAAGGTAGTGCCATTACCTAATAGAGAGTATATTTCTGTATCGTTGTCGTTTAATTTGTCGTATGCTGCTCTAAGGGTATCACCAGTATTATCGTTTGGGTCTGTTCCTATATTTACAAGTTGTTTAGCCATAACTATTTAATTTTTATTTTTTTATATAAATGTAACATCCGCAGTTAAATCAATGTTGTCAGCTTTAAAGTCTGTAGTATCCGCACTTATTGTGAATGTTGTCCAACAAGTAGGAGTTGATAAATCGTTTATCGCTTGGGTAGTGTATGCTATATCTACTCCCCAACTGTTATTTGTAACCATGTTACAATAAACCTTACCCCAATCAACTGTATTTGCCATAATTAACTATATTATTACAATCTTTTTTATCGTTTTTTGTTATATAAGCCAAATACTTCTTTAGCTTGGTAACATTTTCTTTTTTAGGTTTGTATTTTCTCATAGTACCCAACCCTCAAAATCGGTCCCACCCTTTAAAGGATGTCTGTCATCGTTATTATTAGTGTAATACTCAGGAAACATACTAGGGGAATTAAAGACTAAAAAGTCTATAAGTCTATCTGTATAATACTGAGCAGTCTCTCTCTCTTTTTCTACTAGGTAGTCTAGCTCTTCTTTTGTTATACTCTCAGCGTTTTCGCTTGTTCCTTTAAATACTCCCTTGTTAGATACCGTATAGGTTAAAAATGGCAAAGCTCTTACCATTGCCCAATGTACTAAACATGGTTTTATATGCGTATTTACTAAAGTCAAGTAGTTCCCTGTAAGACTAGTAGGATTTGCTTTTACATCTGTTTGTAGTTTTTCATACAACTTAGACCCTAAATAGTTTTGTATATGTATATCCTGAGCCTCCTTTAAATACTGTATAAAACTATCAGTATCTATATTACCATTTGCCGAAGTAAACTTTACAACGTCAGCTCTTGTTACGAAAAGTGCGAAATCTGCCATATTTATACTCCTTTACTTTTTGGTGTTTTAAAGTTCTTAGGTTGTAGAAAACCTCTATTGACTTGGTCTCTTGTTCTTTTAGCTACTTTAGCGTCATTGGTTGCTGGTGTGAAACCTTCGCTTTTTGCTTTATTTACTGTTATCTCTGCATTTGGGTTTTTTACATCAGGGTTTACATCTTTAGCCATAAACGTCTTACGAATCCAAAAATGCCTACATGACCCACCTCCTTTGAAAAACCAAACAGAATAGGTATTTGCACCGTTAGGACCCCAACCAGCATTTACTACTTTATTATCCATAGAGATAATATCTTCTTTACGATAAACCTTTTTTGCTGCTACCATTTTACTACAAAACTCTCTCGATTCATTGTCTGCTCTTGCTGGTGCGTATGCGTATCTAACTTTAAATTTTAAAACCTCGTCCTGTTTTTCTACCTCACCGTCTTGTTCACTACTAGCATTTGGTCTAGCACTTCCTGTATTTGCTAACCCTATCATTTTATCTAGCCTTTCCTCCTCGTCATAGTCTACTTTTTTCTCGTCTACTAAGTCCCAGTTTTCTAGGTCCTCATCCTCTCCTAAATCTATAAGAGCGTCTGCTATACTGTTTAGTTTATCGTCTGAAAGTTTTACTCCTGTCTCTTCCTCTTTAGCTTCTTTAGTTACTGCGTTTTCTGTTTCTATAAATTCTAAAGGCTGGAGCGTTTTAAAGTACAGCTTAAGGCTTATATCGTTTACAGCTAGTATTTGGTCCATACAGTCCGTTATAAGCTCTTGTAGGGGTCTTATAGTAGTATTATGGAAAAGTAGACTAGCGGTTCTTATTTCGTCTGCATTTGAGCCTAGACCTTGGTTCTCTGTTCTTATACCCAAGAGTAAAGGACTTGTAACTTTATGAGCTACTATTAATTTATTTGCACACTCTCTAGCTAAATACTCATAGTGTGCTGGTGCATCGTTTAAAGGTAGGTCATCTACAGTTGTTTTACTTTCTGCATTGTTGTTAAAAGCAACTATAATTTTCTCTCCAAGACTACCGCTTAGTTTGTTCATTATATCCTGC